CACAAAATCAAGTATTCTCAGGAGTTCAGTTAACTAGCGGAAGCGTAGCAATAGTATTATAAGATGTACACGTACGGAAATATGTATTTAATAAACAGTTTTAGGTTTGGAGGAGGAGCGGCACCAATAGACCCTGATGCGCAAGCGTTCATAACAGCTGCTTCAATAACAGACCCTACGCAACAGAGCGCGATAGACACTCTAGTAACTGACTTAAAAGGTTACGGAATTTGGTCTAAAATGAAAGCTATTTATCCTTTTGTTGGGGGTACTGCTTCAACTCATAAATGGAATTTGAAAGACCCTAGAGATTTAGATGCTGCGTTTAGATTAGTGTTTAATGGTGGTATTACTCACGATGCTAACGGAATAACTGGAAACGCAGTAAACAGTTATTGTAACACGTTTCTCGCGCCAGTTAGTCATTTATCTGTTACCGATAATCATTTATCTTTTTATTCAAGAACTTCAACAGCTTCAAGATATGACATGGGAGCAGCCGACAACGTTGGAATAAGTCTAAATGAATTAATAATGATTGCAAGATACCAACCAACTGCTGGAACACCAGCTTATTATAGTAGTGATGGCGGTTATAATTGTTCAAGTGCAAATTCAGACGGTAGCGGATTTTTTAATGGCACAATGGACGGAACAACTCAGAAATTGTTTAGAAATTCAACATTAATAGCAAGTGCGACTAGTTCAGGAAGTCAGTTAAGTTCTAATAATATATATTTAGGTGCTGTAAATGGTAACGCAGCTTATTTTATTTCAGATAGAAATTATGCTTTTTCATCAATAGGTGATTCACTTACAGACACAGATGCAGCTAACTTTTATACATCTGTTCAAGCATTTAACACAACATTAAGCAGAAACGTATGATACAGGTAGGACTTTTAACAGTATTACAAAAGGATGAGTTAATAGGGGTATTATACGCACCTGACAGCTATTTCAATCCTATTCAAGACATTAACGATAATTGGATTATTTCACAAGAAGAAATGTACAACAATGAAAACGAGTTAGTAGCATGGGTTAAAGACTTACCTTTAATAGACTTTGAACCTAAGCCGTCACCTTTACCACCAGCTGAATAATGAAATCTAGCACTTTTATAGGGTATATATTAACAAGCTTAGCGGTATTTTTAACGCCTATAGCTCCGTTAATGGTCGTAGTAGCTTTAGCAATACTTATAGACACGTTTCTAGGCTTATACAAGGCTTATCGTACTAAGCAGACTATAACAAGCCACAAACTAAGTAGAGTAGCTTTTAAGGTGCTTTTCTATGAGTTGTTAATAGTTATACTATACCCTATAGATGTTTATATAATGAATGGCAGTATTTACGGAATAAGCCACTTATTAACTAAAGGAGCTTGTTTGTTACTCGTTTTCATAGAATTATTGAGCGTAGACGAAAACATACGCGCGATAAATAAAGACAAGGGCGCTGAGTTTTATTTTAAAAAATTACTACATTTGATTCGTAAAGGCAAAGAAGCCATTACAGATATTAAAAAGAAACTATGAGAATAGGCATAGACTGCGGACATGGTGGACTAGACGAACAAGGAAACTATGTAACAGCGGGAAAACGCTCACCTCACCCTGTAGACGGCAAATGGTTCTACGAGGGAGTAAACAACAGAAAGTACGGTATTGAGTACGCTCAAGTGCTTCAAAAGTTCGGACACGAAGTAGTGTTTATTACAGACCCTTACGACTATAAAGATGTGCCTCTTTCGACTAGGGTAACTATTGCTAACGCTAAGGATTTAGATTTACTCGTTTCTGTACACTCGAACGCTGCTAACAATACTAACGCTAGAGGCTACGAGGTGTTTACTTCTGAGGGTAGCGGGTTTATAAGCAACAAGGCTGCGGAAAACTGGATAGAGGAGATGAGCGAGACGTTTCCTGAGCTACGCAACCGAGGACACAAAAAAGCAAACTTTGCAATTATAAAAAGAACGACTTGCCCCGCTATATTATTAGAGCTGGAGTTTCACACTAACGACGAAGCGGTAAGGTTATTAAGAAGCTGGGAGTTTCGCTTTAAAACTGCGTTAGTTCTAGCGCGAACAATAGACAATTTATGAAAGTAGAAAGATTAGGTAAAAACATTCACAAGCTAAGTTTAGAAGGAAACGTAGTAAAAATAGCAATACTATCAGACATACACTGGGATAATCCTAAATGCGACAGAGAGCTACTAAAAAAGCACTTAGACTACTGTTTAAAAGAAAACATACCTGTACATATTAACGGTGACTTCTTTTGTTTAATGCAAGGTAAAGGAGACAGGAGAGGTAACAAGTCGGATATACTTCCTGAGCATAACAACGCTCGCTATTTAGATAGCGTAATTCAAACGGCTGTAGAATGGTTTGAGCCTTATAAAGATATTCTAACTGTTATTGGTTACGGTAACCACGAGACAGGTATTATTAAATGGCAAGAGACGGACGTTCTTCAAAGGTTTGTAGACTTGTTTAACTTGACCTACGGCACTTCTATCTATACAGGCGGTTATGGTGGCTGGATGATTTACGAGCTATCACTTAATGGCAATTCTAAAACAGCTTTTAAACATAAATACTTTCACGGCTCAGGAGGAGGAGGAATAGTTACAAAGGGAGCTATTAACTTAACGAGAGCTACAGAAATGTACGAGGGCTTCGATATATTCTCAATGGGACATATACACGAAAACAGCTGTAGGAACGATAGTGTTGAAGTTCTAAACACGCACGCAGCGAATTACGAAATACAGCTTAAAGATATACATCTAGCAATAACAGGAACGTATAAAGAGGAGTACGGAGACGGTTCTAAAGGCTGGCACGTTGAAAGGGGCGCACCAGCAAAGACTGTAGGCGGGCGTATATTAGAACTGAGCGCAGTTAGAAACAGAAAGGACGGTATTGACAAAATAATTAAAGCAGCTGATTCTTATAAATTTCCCCTATGAGATACTTATTAATTATACTATTATTCGCTAGTTGTTCTCCGACGTGGCACGTTAAAAAGGCGGTAAAAAAAGGATGGAAACCCGAAAAGGAGACAGTAACAAATAGAACTATACGACTTATTAAAGTTCACGACACTATTACAAACGATGTAATACGAGTTGACACGCTACACGAGATAGAAACACGTACTATTTATCAGGATAGACCTTTACTCAGATACGAGACTAAGTTAATTCGCGACACTATTAGAATAAAGGAGAAAGCCGATACAAAGCAAATAGAAGCCCGTTTGCGCACTGAATACAAAAAAGCAATAGACACTATCAAAGCACAACAGAAACGCGTTAAATGGTGGATTTATATGCTTATAGGCGGTGCGCTTGTTTATTTCCGTCGCTACTTATGGCGGGTAATCAAATTTCTTATTGCTCAGATACCAATTTAACGTAATTTTATTTAGTTAGTTTTCAAGTAGTTAGAAAATAATTACAAAAAAGTTTGTAAATAATTACAAAAAAACTTGTAAGAACTAAATTCGTGTATTATATTTGTCAAAACAATTAAAAACAAATAAACATGAAAAAGCAAGAATTTTTAAACACAGTAGAAGTATTAGCGACTAAAACAACATTGTTCAACTTATCAAAAAAAGGCGAACACGCTGCTGCATACTTAGGTTGGACAACTATAGGAGAGACAACTGGACAAAATGAGAAGATATGGAGTAAGTATGGTAGTTTGAGTAATATAATTATTGCTAAAAAAGCATCAGAAGTTAACGCTATACTTGAATCAATAGGTATAGATAATATGAAAGCTTTTTCAACCAAATCAAAAGAAGCGTGTAGATTGAGAAATGTATAACGCTAATTGTGTAACGCAAAATGTATAATCAAAAACAAATAAACATGAAAGAAGAACAATTAGAGCTAGACGGTTTAATCGTAACCTTTGAATACGATAAGAGATTTGCAGAGCCTGTGGTTGGATATATGATAGACTACTGGTTTTGGGAAGTATTAAGCGTAGAAGTGGCAAGTGATGTACTTTACGATTCTTATGATATACTAGACCAATTAAGCGTTAAAGACTTCGGAAAGATTGACGACGAAATAGAGGAATACTTAAACAACAAATAATGTTATACAAACTAAAAACAGAAACAAAGACTATCTACCGTAATAGTGCGGTAGAAGTCGCAAAGGTCTGCGGATGCTCAGCAGCCACTATCTACACTAGACTAGGTAGAAAAGGACAAAAGAGCGATATTATTAACGGCGTAGAAATAACAATAGTAAAAATATGAAACCATTTATTCAAACAAGCATAGCAGCAGCAGTATTTATATTAGTAGCAGTATTATGTATAGCACTTCACAAAATAGAAAACTACAAAGAACAAGTAGAAGAGCAGAAAGAAACTATCTACGAGCTAAAGGAGGAACTACACACCTACGAAGTAATGTACTTAAAATGTGCGGGTAACATTGAAGGAGATAATTACGAAGTTGAATACTTAGAGGGAAAACTTAAATTTTGTAAAACAAAATAATCATGAGAGTAAGAACAAACGACGGAAAAGAGGGAACTATAATAGAAAGAAAAACTAACCAAGTTCTAGTAAAGTTTAACAACGGAACGGTAAAAGGTTACCGCCCTGAGCAAGTTGAGGAAATAGGAAAGCCAGCTAACAGCTTAAGACCTCCGAGCCGAGAGCGTGACTTGTTTCTCCTTAAGCTAGAAACGATTAAAGAGCTAAAAGAGAACGCTTCAACTTATTCAAACGACTACGCTAAAGGAATGGCAGACGCTTACGCATTAGTGTTAGACATATTTAACGAGTTGAAATGATAACATACAAAAATAGCCTTTTAAGGCATATAGATGAGATATACCAGCGAAACAAGGACGTAACAGCTAAAGAAATTGCACACGTTCTAAACTGTACTGTAAACCATGCTAGAATGCGATTATGCGAGCTTAGGTATAGAGATGCTAAAGGAGAGTATAAGCCTTACATGGTTCCTCCCCCGCCTAGTAGAGAAGAGCGATACCACGATAGTAACAGGTGGCACGACATAGAAGCGGACATAAAAGAAGTAGATGTAGACGAACTTTATAAACAAGCAATGATATGAAAACGATAAAAGTATTAAACCTATATGCGTGCCTGGGTGGCAACCGTTACAAGTGGGACGAGGTAGCACAAGAAGCGAACGTAAAAATGGAAGTAACAGCAGTCGAATGGGATGAGGAACTTGCTAGACTTTATAAAGAACGCTTCCCGAATGACACCGTAATAGTAGCAGACGCTCACCAATATTTATTAGACCACTATAAAGAGTTCGATTTTATTTGGAGTTCCCCGCCTTGCCCTAGTCATAGCAAAATCAGACATCAAAAAGCGTGTTATTTTAATAATGATGTTTACCCTATAATATACCCTGATATGTCGCTTTATCAAGAAATCATTTTATTGTCGAAATATTTTAAGGGTGGGTATTTAGTTGAAAATGTATCTCCTTACTACACACCATTAATTGAAGCGAAAAGAAGAGGTAGACACTTATACTGGTGTAATTTTAACCTACCTAATATTCTTAGTAAAAGAGAACAAGCAAAAATAACAAGCGGAGGAAATGAATTAAAAAATCTTTCTAAATTCCATGACTACGACTTTACTAAATACAAAGGAACTCAAAGAACGGATAAAATAGCACGAAACCTTGTAGACTACGAAGCGGGAAGAACTATCTTTGAAACATACCTAGGAATAGAAAGAAAGCAAGATATTAACCAAACAACAATATTTGACTTATGAAAATAACACTAGAATTTAAAGACGAAGACGCAGAGGAAGCGTTAACAGCCTTAGACGGCTACAAGTGGAAGTTAGTTGTATGGGACTTAGACCAGTATATAAGGTCGGAAGTAAAGTACAATACCGACTTAACAGAGCAAGCTTATGAAGCTTTAGAAAATTGTAGGTATAAAATAGTAAGATTATTAGACGAATATAACTTAAAACTAGATTAATTTATTATCTTTGTAAAAGTTGCGGGCTCAACCATAAGCAACTAAAGGAATTAATAAAAGCCTTGTAATGAAAGCGACTGAGCCCCGCTGGATTTACAGGGCTTATTTTTTTACACAAAAAACAAAAGTATGTTAGAAATCAAAAAGGAGTTTAAAGAGTTGATACCAGCGTTAACCGCTGAGGAGTTTAAGCAATTAGAGGATAATTGTTTAGCTGAGGGAATACGTGAAAAGATAATAACTTGGAACGGATATATAATTGACGGACATAACCGCTACGAAATAGCTACACGCTGGAACTTAGACTTTGAAACGGAAAGCAAAAGTTTTAAGGATGAGAACGCGGTTAAAGAGTGGATGATAAATAACCAATTTGGTAGAAGGAATTTAAGTAACTATCAGCGTTCAGTTTTAGCTTTACAATTAGAGGAAGTTTTTAAAGAAAAAGCAAAACAGAATTTAAGTGAAGGTGGTAAAGGTTTTCAGATATCTGAAAAGGTTAATTCTGTTAAACAGGTTTCAAAAGTAGCTCAAGTTTCTCACGACACAATAGCTAAAGTTAAAAAGATACAAGAGAAAGCTCCTGATGAAATAAAAGCGAAACTACAAACAGGAGAAGTAAGTATTAATCAGGCTTACAAAGAAATAAAGAAAGAGGAGAAAAAGGAGAAGAAAGAGGAGGAGAGAAGAATATTAGCCGAAGAAGGTGCAAAAAAAGAAATAGAAATAGATTTTAGACTAGGAGACTTTGAAGAAGTTTTTGTAGATATACCTGACGGAAGTGTAGACTGCATTATAACTGACCCTCCTTATCCGTATGAATTTATTGAAGTATGGACTAAATTATCACGTTTTGCTAAAAGAGTACTTAAGCCTAATGGATATTGTATTGCTTATTCAGGACAAATGTATTTACCTGAAGTTATGCAAAGAATGAGTGAAAACTTAGATTACTATTGGACTTTTGCAGTATATCACGAAGGACAAACGCAAATAGTTAATGGTATAAATTTGATGTGTAGGTGGAAACCTGTTCTTATATTTCAGAATGGCAAAAAGAAAATAGATAATACTTTTCAAGACTATTTTATTTCAGAACAAAGAGAGAAAAACGGACACGACTGGCAGCAAAGCAAAAGCGGTGTAGCATATCTTATTGAGATGTTTACAAAACCTAACGATTTAATTTTTGAGCCATTTGCAGGAAGTGGAACGACTATGATAGCAGCAAGAGAAAAGAATAGAAGAGTGATGGGTGCTGAAATAGACGAGCAGACGTATAACATAGCAAAAGCACTATTATGACAAGAAAAGAAAAAACAGCAAGCAGAGAGCATGACCTATACTTTAGTAATTGGATAAGAGAAAAGTTGCCTGATAGCAATACAGGATATAGATGTTACGATGTAGATTTTGTTTTATGGAATAAACATTTAAAGAAAATAATGTTTGTAGAATTAAAAAGCTATAATTCTAAACCAAGACCAGACCAATATTTAATGTTTACTTTTTTAAATAGGTGGATTTTAAAAGGAATAGATAAAGACTGGAGTTATTGTGGCTATCATTTAATTCAATTTGAAAACACTAGCTTTGAAGACGGAAAATGTTTTTTAGATGGTAATGAAATATTAGAAGATGATTTAATTAATTTTTTAAGTTTGTAACTATGGCAAAAGATAAAAAGAGCTTCGTGCTTTACGCAGACCAGCAAGACCTATTTAGTTTTCTACCTGACGAAGTAGCGGGTAAATTAATTAAACATATATTTTCTTACGTTAACGATGAAAACCCTACAGCAGATAACCAACTTGTTGAACTTGCTTTTATTAGTATTAAACGGCAATTGAAACGTGATTTACAGAAGTGGGAAACACAACTAGAGCAACGCAGAGAAGCGGGGCGTAAAAGCGCTGAGAAACGTCAACGAAATGCAACGACCGTTAACGAGCGTTTACGAGCGTCAACTGATAATGTAAATG